TGCTGAGTGGAATTCCGTTGAGTTCTACGGCCACGGCAGCGATCATCATGTCAAGCGTTGCTGGTTTTGGTATCTATTGCGGAACCGGCGTGCCGAACGTGGTTGCGGGCACGGGTTCACTTTATCTGCGCGGTGATGGTTCAACGGCGACAACAAGGATATATGTCAACCAAAACGGTTCGACGACTTGGACCGCGATGACGACACAGGCATAAGGTTGGTGTCACGAGAGGCGAGTGACAATGGTCAGGTCATCGGATGTTGTTAACAAGGTCAAAATGATCTTGGTGTTTGTTGTCAGTGTTCCTGTGGCGATGCTGGTCTTTCTTATTTGCCCTCCGGAAAGATGGAAGAAAAGAAAAAGCTAAATGCTGACTTATTCAACATACGTAACCAGCTACGCCAACATGCTCGTGGTGCCAACCAGCGATTCCGGTTTTCAAACAATGCTGCCGAACGCCATCGATGATAGCGAGCAGCGATTATACAGGGATTTGCAACTGCTCAATACAGTTGTTCGCGATTCCTCGATTGCGTTCACCACGAACACCCGCACGTTCAATCTGCCGTCCGCGCAAGGCACGTTCTATGTGGTGGATTCGATTTATGCGATTACGCCTGCAGGAACGGTGAATCCTGATCTTGGCACACACAATTATCTCACCCCAGCGTCGCGCTCGTTCATCGACGCGCTATTTCCTAGTTCTGCGGGATCGGGAGTGCCGGCGTACTTCGCGCCGACAACGCAAAACGCTTTCATCGTCGGGCCGTGGCCGGATCAGGCTTATCAGGCGGAAGTGGTGGGAACGATTCGGCCGGCTGCGCTGTCGTCAACGAATGTGACCACGCTGCTGTCGTGGTACTTTCCTGACCTCTTTCTGGCGGCGAGCATGATTTTCGGAGCGGCATACCTCCAAAATTTCGGTGCGGCTGGCGCTGTTGATAATCCGGCGATGCCGGGAAATTGGGAACAGCACTATAACGCTCTGTTGAAGTCCGCAGAGACCGAAGAAGCCATGAAGAAATTTACCTCGCAGGGTTGGTCGTCGAAGCCGCCTGCGGAATTGGCGACGCCGCCGAGGACATAACAAAAATGTCGGACCCGACAACATCAAACAAATTATTGGCAATACCCCTGCGTGGCTCGGATGTGGGGACATGGGACGTTCCGGTAAACGGCGATTTTACCGCCATTGACGGCATGTTTGGCGGCATCACGACGATTGCACTTTCTGCAGCAACAACAATTCTTCTGACGGTGCCGGCGACCGGAAGTGTATCTCCGGTGGCGGGGCCTAATCAGAGTCAGAACGCGGTGATAAAATTCTCTGGCACACTTTCAGGAAATGCCGTCATACAATTTACGCTGCCTGGATTTTACATCGTTCACAATCAATGCACGGTCGGTGGTTTCTTTGTTCAATTGCAGCCCGCCGCTGGAACAGGAAGTGGAAACGCCGTAGGCGCGCCTCCCGGACGAAAAATCCACGTTGTTTATGACGGCACGAGTATGGACTACGTCAACATGGACGATCCCGGCACGTTGCAGGATCAGGCCGTGGCGACGACGCCTGCGTGGATGAATGCGTGTACCGTGACGCCATGGCTGATTTGCGATGGCACCGTTTACAACGTATCGAGCTATCCGCAATTAGGCGCTTATCTCGGTTCGACGTTCGGAGGAAACGGCGCTTCGACGTTCGGTGTTCCCGATATGCGAGCGCGGTATCGTATTCCGCTCGACAATCAAGGAACACAGGGCGCGGCGGGACGCGTTACGGCGGCGATTTCAGGGATAAATGGCACGACATGGGGTGCGTCGGGAGGTAGTCAGAATTTTCAGGCGCACGTCCACACGTCAACGATAACTGATCCTGGGCATTCGCATACCGTACCAGTTGGTAGTTCCGCAGGAGCTTCCGGTGGTGGACTTGTTGCGGCAAATAACACTATTCCGACTGGTGTCGCAACAACAAACATCAGCGTGGCGGTCAACACGTCTGGCGTCGGTGCGTCCGGAAACATCCCGCCCGGTCTTGTCTTCGGGTTAACATTTATAAAAACGTGAGGCAGTAAATGCCTTACGGCAGCGTCCAACTTATTCCCGGCGTGAATTTAGAAGAAACGCCAACACTCCTGAAAACTGGCGTGTCGGTCAGTCAACTGATTCGCTATCGTCAGGGGCTTGTGCAGAAACTTGGCGGCTGGAACGTATATTATTCCAATGTCGCGGGAACGCCACGCGACATGCACGCATGGGAGGACTTGGATCAGGTCAACCACCTTGCAGTCGGGACCACGACCCAGCTTGCCATTATTACCAACGGCACTGCGCAGGACATTACGCCGCAGACCTTGAAATCCGATTTTGCTCCGAACTTTTCCACGACGCTAAATTCCACGACGGTCCAAGTGACCGATTCCAATATAAACGACGTGACGACGTTCGATTCTATTTTATTCAATACGCCAATCACGGTCGGCGGTGTTATTCTCTCCGGAATTTATCCGATAGCTCTCATCACGGGTGCGGATTCCTACAACATCACGGCGGCTACCGCCGCGACCTCCGGGGTATCGAATGCTGGCGCGGTTCCTGCGTTCACTACAACCAGTGGATCGGCGACGGTCGAAGTCGGCTTTGCCAATCACGGCTTGGTAGTCGGCAATACGTTCGTGTTCCCGATTCCGACAACGGGCAACGGAGTGACAATTTCAGGAACCTATGTCGTTACCTCCGTCGTTGACGCCAATAATTTCGACATTGCGGTGACTACGCAGGCAAGTGCGTCCGGTACGTTCAGCATGAACGGCGGCAATGCCGAAATTATTTATTACATCGCGATTGGACCCGTTACGGTGGGCACAGGTTACGGGATTGGCGGCTATGGGTCAGGAGGCTACGGGACTGGCTCGACGTTCGGTCAACAAACCGGAACAGAAATCACGGCAACCGATTGGACTTCCGACAACTGGGGCGAGATTCTTCTGGCCTGTCCGATGGGCGGCGGCGTCTATCAGTTCGATCCGACTGCGGGGTTTTTAAATGCGCAGCTTGTATCGAGCGCGCCGCCGTTCAATGGCGGTTTATTTGTTTCAACGTCACAACAGATTTTAGTGTGTTGGGGATCGACGGTCACACAAAACGTCGGAATAGAACAAGACCCGCTGCTGGTGAAATGGTCAACGGTCGGTGACTATACGAATTTTCAAGTGCTGGCGACAGACCAGGCGGGGTCCTATCGGATCAGCAACGGCTCGAAGATCATGGGAGGACTATCGACGCCGAATCAGAACTTGATTTTTACCGACGAAGATTGTTGGGCGATGAACTATCAGGGTCCGCCGTTCGTTTTTGGATTCAATAAGGTGGGAGCCGGGGCCGGATCGATTTCGTCGCACGCGGCGATGCAATTGAGAGGAAATGTCTATTGGATGGGGCTGACGAATTTCTACTCGGCAACGTCAAATGGCGTTGCTGTGATGCCGTGCCCGGTTTGGGATTTTGTGTTTCAGAATCTCAATACGGCGTTCCAGCAGAACGTAAGGGCGGCGCCGAATACGCCGTTCAATGAAGCGGGGTGGTTCTTTCCGTCCTTGGCCTCGACAAACGGCGAATGCGATTCCTATGTGAAGGTGAATATTACGGAACCGGGGGCGCCTTGGGATTATGGTTCCTTGCCCCGGTCGGCTTGGATCGATCAGACGGTTTTGGGGACGCCGATTGGGGCGATCACGGCGGGGACGATTTATCAGCACGAACAGACGAACGATGCGGCTGGGCAACCGCTTTTGTCCTCGTTTACCACGGGGTATTTCTTTATTGCGGAAGGTGAGGATTTCTGCGTCGTGGATCAGATATTGCCGGATTTCAAATGGGGATTTTATGGGGCAGCACAGACCGCGAACATTCAATTGACCTTCAATGTGGTGAATTTTCCGGGGGATACGCCTGTGCAGTACGGGCCTTATGTGGTAACGGTGAATACGGAAATTCTCAGCGTCAGATTTAGAGGAAGGCAAATGTCGATTACGGTTGCATCCTCTGATCTTGGGAGTTTTTGGCGGTTGGGCCGAGTGAGGTACAGATATGCGCCTTCGGGGAGAAGATGAAGATGTTGGGTCACGAGAGGATGTGATAAGCTGATAGACCGGACTCGGTCAACGATTCGCTGCGAATGGGTGACCGCGCTGAGAGTCGGAAGCGAAGATGCGAGAATGAGACAAGCCTAAGTCATGGCCTCACTCGACGACCTCAACTCAACTTTCCAAGGCGGGGTACGCGCTCTCGGCAACATCGCGCAAACCTTGAGCAATGCGTTCCCGCAAGTGTTCGGAACATTCACGTTGTCCAACGCGGTGACAACGAACGTGGCGCAACCGAAGATCGTTGCGGCGGGGTTTCCGGTCATCGTTCCGACCAACGGCACGGCGGCACTCGCCCAACGAACACTGGGACTTTATGTTTCGGCGGTGACGGCGGGTGTGGGGTTTGCGATTTCGACGCAGACGGGGACGGCTACCGGCGGCGAAACGTTTTCGTATTTCGTTTACAATCCGGTGTAGGAAATGAAAAAAGCGAAGCGAAAGAATAGTCGGCTGCTTTACTGCTCGTTTTGCGGAAAGGAGCACCGCGAAGTGCGTTATTTGGTGACTGATCGTGATGGCAACGTTTTTATTTGTAATGAATGCGTCGAGATTTGCGAAATGCTCGGAAACCCGGCACCTAAAGTTACTCTCTTACGCAATGGAGGCGTTCGTGTCGATTTGGATGCAAGACGATGCCCCTGATAAAATCCAGTAGCAGGGAAGCCGTCTCCCAAAATATAAAAACGGAAATGGCCGAAGGCAAACCGCAAAAGCAGGCGGTCGCGATTGCACTGAGCGAAGCGCGGCGCGCAAAACGTCAGCGCGGCGGCAAAGTCAAAGGCTACGACACAGGCGGCGCAACTGACCCGGTGAGCGCGGTTATCACTGCCCTGCAAAGCGGATCGAACCAAGTTGCGAGTCCGGGGAGCAATCCGGGGATGAACGCTTCGGCGCCGACGCCTGCTTCGGCTGCGCAATCGCCCGCTGGCGCGACGATGCCAACGCCACTGCCGACAAATACGCCACTTCCAGATACAGCAATCGCAACGCCTGTGACACCAACAAATACCGGATTGGGGACAAGCAATCCGTTGGCGCAGCAAACAGGACTCGCGCCGCAAGGCGTCACGGCGGGGCTTGCGCCGCAGACTCAGATGCAGAACGGAATGGTGAAGCCTTTGGGCATGGCGTTTGGTGGGATGCCCGGTGCTGGTATTGGGCAGATGCCGTGGTTCGCCAAGCGCGAAGCAATGAGTCTTAACCACAGCGGCCCGATCATGTCGGCCGTGCCTGGTCGCACTGATCGACATAACATGAACCTCGCGTCGGGCAGCTATGTTTTGCCATCAGCCGCGGTCGCACATTTGGGCCAGCAGAACACAATGGCGGGAATGAAAGTTCTAACAAACATGCTCGGCGGCGGAAAAATGAATCAAGGAATGGGCGCACCAAAACCGCCGCGCATGATGGGAATTCCTGGCGACAGAGGCGGTGCGCGGGGAGAAGGGACTGGAAATTCTGTGCCGGTGGTGACGGCGGGCGGCGAATTTGTCCTCACTCCCGAACAAGTTGCCCGCATTGGCGACGGTGATCTAAAATTCGGCCACCGAATCTTAGACGCATGGGTTATGAAGCTGCACAAGGACGCGGCGAAAACCATTAAGAACCTGCCGCCGCCTGCAAAGACATGACCGAAAATCCCACAGTCATCGGCGCCACACTTTCCGACTTGCCGGAATTCATGCGGCTGTTCAAGATCATGCATCGTGAGAACGGCTTATTTGATTACGATGAAGGATGTGTGCTCGATGCCTTCAATCGCGTCGTCAAAAATAAGGAAGGTGTTATTGGTCTGATAAAAGGCCCGCTTGGCGACGTGCGGGCAATGTTGTATTTGCTCCTGACGCGCTATTGGTACACCAAACAATTACACATCGAAGAGATTCACAATTTCGTTGACCCACAATGGCGTAAGACGAATTACGCTGATGCATTGCTGCGCTACGCGATTCATTGTCAACAGCAGTTGGGCATTCCCCTCGTGATCGGCGTGTTAACTGGATCGCGCATGGAAGCCAAGGTGAGACTTTATCGTCGCCGTCTCGGTATGCCTTCCGGCGCCTTCTTCGTGCACGGCGCGCCGCCCGAATATTTTGAACGGGCACAGAGTTTCGACCTTTGGCGCGTCCACACGCGCGGTCGCGACAAAAAGGAAAACGGACTTGCGGCGCAGTTGGCAACCGCGATTGCCACAGCGGTGATGATGCCGATGCAGATGGCGGGGAGGGCCTAGTCATTTCAAAAGGATCAAATACAACAACCACCACTCAGTCGCCGACCGCGCTGCCTGCATATCAGCAGGCGATTGGGCAGCTTCAAAGCGTCGCACAGAATCCATACAACCCCTATACTGGCGAACTTGTTTCTCCGGTCAACCAGCAGCAACAGGCCGGTATCGGTAACATCAACAATTACGCCACGGCAGGCGTTCCGTATTTGCAGACGGCGGCAGGGTTGCAGGAAGGCGCGGCGAATCCGCTCACGCAGCAGCAGATTCAGCAATATCAGAGTCCCTACACGCAAGACGTGGTAAATGCGACGGAAGCGCAGTTCAATAATCAGAATGCGATTCAGCAGCAGCAAGTTTTAGGTAATGCCGCTGCACAAGGCGCGCTGGGAGGTGATCGGACGGCGGTCGCTCAAGCTGTGCTCGCGGGGCAACAGCAGACGCAGGAAGCGCCGGTCATCGCCGGTTTGGAAAACCAAGGCTACACCCAAGCTCTGCAAACGGCGGGGCAGCAGTTCCAGCAAAATCCCGAACAGGCGGCGTATGGAATCGCCTCGACCGGGCAGGGATTGGAGAACGCCGCGCTCACGGGCGCAAACGCGCAAGTCGGCGCGGGGACGCTCGAACAACAAACACAGCAGGCACAGGACACGGCGGCCTATCAGCAGTTCATGCAGCAACAATTCATGCCGGAAAGCATGTTGAGTTGGGAGTTGCCGCTGTTGACGGGGGTTGGATCGCAGGAGGGGGGTACTTCGACTACGACGGGGCCTGCGCCGAATCCGTTGGCGCAGTATTTGGGGCTTGGCATTGCTGGCGTGGGCGCGGCGGGGCAAGCGGGTGGCAGTGCGGGAATTGCCGGACTCGCGGCGCTCTCCGATAAGCGCGCAAAGGAAAACATCCGAAAGATAGGACATCTGAACGACGGGCAACCAATCTATCGGTTCAATTATAAAGGCGACCCGCAGACTCGCGTTGGCATGATCGCGCAGGAAGTAGAAAAAGTTAATCCCGATGCCGTTCATGAAATAAATGGATTGAAGCACGTCGATTATGATGAGGCGACGAAGGATGCGGTGAGGCGTTATTTTGGGGGGCGCGTGCAGGGGTTGCAGACCGGAGGTATCCCTGGTGGTTTTTCTCCTGGCGCGTTGCCGGGGAATCCGTGGTTGTCATCTGCGCAAATGCCACACGGTCCCGGTGCGCCGCCACCACCGAAAGTGCCGGGGCAACCCGTGCAAACGCCGCAACAGATGGTGCAGAACGCGACGGGTCTTGCGACTGCGATGAAAAAAGCGGTTGGGGATACGAGCAACAACAATCCAGCGTTCGGGGGAGGCAATGCTTTGACTGATAGTTTTGGTGGTTCTAGTTCGGCGCCGCTTGAGGGATTGGACGCGAGCGATTACGGGGTGGGTTATCGCCGTGGAGGGCGAACGGCGCCTGTCCGTGCGGGATTGGGCATGGCCTCGTTCATGCCGCGACGCAGATTTGCCGATGGAGGTTCACCCGATGACGATGGCGACGTGGTTAATTTTCCTGCTGACCGTTGGGCAAAGCCTTCGGTGCCAGCGGGGCTTTATAACAATGCTGCGGGGGATGCGAATCCGCTTGAGAATATTTTGAAGTTTCAGACTTATGGATTGAATTCGCCGTATGCGCCTGCGGCTTCCGCAGAAGAAACACCGCGCACGGCTGCGGCTGACGAACTGCCGCCTCAAATTACACAAGGAACATCGTCGCCAAGTGCTGCACCACAGGCAGGAATCGGAACGTCGGCGATGGCGTTTGCGCCGCAAGATACTGGGTCACGAGAGGCCCCGCTTCCTGCAGCACCGGACTCGGTCAACGCACCGCCTGCGTCGATCAGTGCAATGCACGAGCGCGCGGACTCGGGAAAAGGATTGTTTGGTCTGTCGCCGGATTTCTACCAGTCACTCATGGCGGCAGGTCTCGGCATGATGGCGTCGCGGTCGCCGTTCCTTGGCACCGCGATTGGCGAAGGCGGAATGCAAGGGCTACAGACTTACGGCGGCTTGAAGAAACAAGAGCAAGACGTTGACCTGAAAGTGCGGCAGTTGGATCAGGCGGCCAAGGCGGAACAGGATCGGATTGCGAACGAAGCGAAGCGAACTCAGTTGGCGGAAAGTGCGCAGCAATTTGCACAAACGCAGATGACGCCAGCGCAGAAAGCGGAAGCGGAATTCCGCGAACGCAATCTGCAGCGCGAGATGATGCAGCCGGTCAAGATTGGAACCGACATGGCGACCGGCACCGATATTTACGCCGTGCGCGACCCGAATGCCCCGAGCGGTTTCCGGCGTATTGATGCGGCGACTTTTGCGGCGCCTTTGGGGCCGACGCCTACCCCGCAAGGAACGGGAGCGCCTGCTACCGCACCTGCGCCGTTGCCTCCTACATCATCCGCGCCGGGGGCCGCACCTAATCCAAACGATGAATCGCGGCTCCCTGCCACGTCAACTCCGGTCAGTGGTGACACACCGGACAACGTCAAGCCAGAAGTGTTGGCGTCGCTTGATCCGAATTTGGCCTCACAGGTCAAGGCACTTGATGAAGGCCGCATGGCGTTCCCGACGGGCTTTGCGCTCAAGAGTCCGTATTGGCAGAATATCCTTCGCCTTGTCTCACAATACGATCCGTCGTTCGACGCCGTGAACTACAACGCGCGCGCCAAGACGCGGGCCGATTTCGTCGCGGGCAAGTCGGCGCAGAATATCACGTCGTTCAATACCGCCATCGGCCATCTTGATACACTCGATAAGTCAATCGACGCCTTGGGCAATACCAATTACGGATGGATCAATCCAATGCTGCAAAGTGCGAAGTCGGCGATGGGTGATACCGGATTCCAGGCGGCGCAGAAACAATTCATGGCCGCGAAACAAGCTGTGACCGACGAATTGACGCGGGCGTTCCGTGGTTCTGGCGGTAACGTTCACGATATTGTTGGTTGGGAACAGACGCTCAATCAAGCCGATTCGCCTGCGGCGCTTCATGCGGCGACGAAAGCTGCGGTCGATTTGCTCCGCAGTCGTATCGAATCGGTCGGTGACCAATATAATCGCGGCATGGGGACGACGCGTGATCCACTGACGATGCTTTCGCCTCATGCGCAGGCTGCGGTGGCGCGGTTGAGCGGGGAGGCCGCGCCAGTTGCGGCAGTTGATCCGCGCGACGCTGCGGCGTTGAAGGCGAATTCGCATAATCCTGCCGCCGCTGCGGCGATTGACAACAAATACGGTAAAGGAACCGCCGCGCAAATTCTAGGGACGCAGTGACGTGGCCGACGATTTCACGTTGCCGAGCGATAGTACCGCGCCTGCAACACCGCCGCCTGCGGCCGGATTTTCATTGCCGAGTGAGACACCGCCCACGCAAGGCGGTCCTTCGACGGCGGAAGCGGTCGGGCGTGGTGCGGCACAGGGCTTGACGGCCGGATTTTCGGATGAGTTGGCGGGGTTGGCGGAAGCTGGCGGTGCACAACCGGGCGAGCCTTGGGGCTTGGGACATATCATTTACGGAGCCTATAAGTATCTCCGCAACAATCCCGATGCTGTGAAAACCTATGATGCCGCCACGACGCGCGAACGTGCGGCAAACGAAGCCGCTTCGACGGCCCACCCTGCCGCCTATGGAGTGTCGAACGTCGCTGGCGCTGTGGTGCCGATGTTGGCTGCGGGACCGGAAGCGGCACCGACGTTGCTTGGCCGTACAGGACAAGCAGCCGCAGTAGGTGCCGGCTACGGGGCCTTGGCGGGCGCCGGGACGGGCGAAGGCGCGGAAGGCAAGACGGTGGGGGCCTTGACCGGCGCGGGCATGGGTGCCCTTACGGGGGCTGTTGCGTCGCCATTGGCGGAAGGTGTTGGCGCGGCGGTAGGCGCGGTTGGTTCGCGAGCCGCAAATGCGGTACGGAGTGCGGTAAGCCCCGACGCAGAAGCGGCGCGGCGTATTATCGTGGCCGCAGAGCGTGATATGGCGGCACAAGGGCCGTCGCTCGATCCTGCGGAATTGCAAGCTGCACAGGCGGCCGGGATACCGCGTGGGTTGATCGACGTTGGCGGCGAGACAACCCGCGCTTTGGCGCGGAGCGCGGCCAATACGTCGCCAGAGGCTAGAGCCTCATTAACGAATTTTATAAACGATAGATTTGAGACACAGGCCCCACGGGCGGCGGCATTCGTGGATCAACTTGTCGGCGGTGCCGGTAATGTTGGGACCACCCGCGAATTGCTGCAAGCCGCAGCCCGGCAGGCCAATCGCCCCGCTTACCAGGCGGCCTATCGGGCCGGTAGTGATGGCCTGTGGTCGCCTGAATTGGAACGGCTGACCTCTAGCCCCGCCGTGGTGCAAGCCATGCGTGAGGCTGCACAAAATGGGCAGACGCGGGCCATAGCGGATGGCTTCGGGGGCTTCAACCCCGGCGTGAACGTCACGCCTGACGGACGGCTGATTTTCAATCGCGGCCCGACTGGCGTTCCGACTTATCCCGATTTGCAATTTTGGGATTATACCTACCGGAATCTCCGTGATGCCGGACAGGTAGCCATGCGCGCGGGCCGCAATAGCGAAGGCGGTGCCATCAATTCGGTGGCGGGGTCGCTACGCAATGAGCTTGACGGTATGGTGCCGGAATACCAAGCGGCGCGGGAAGGTGCGGCGCGTTGGTTCGGAGCCTCCGATGCCTTAGAAGCCGGTCAGAATTTTGTCGGGCAGCGCATGAACAATCAGGACGCCATCCGCGCAGTGGGGCAAATGAGCCAGCCGGAACGGCAGTTGTTTATGCAAGGCTATGCCTCGCAGCTTATCAATAAAATCAATGAAACCGGCGACCGCCGCAGCGTCGCCAATGTGTTCGGTGCGTCGCCGGCCGACAGGCAACGCGCGGTAATCGCCCTCGGGCCGCAACGGGCGAATCAGTTGGAAGCCTATGTGCGCGCGGAACGCATTCTTGATTCGGCGCGTGGGGCCGTTACGGGAAATTCGACCACGGCGCGACAGTTAGCGGAATTGGGCTTGGCGGGGGGTGCCTATGGTATTGGGACACAAGGCGACGTGATGCACCCGACGCCCAGCGGCGTTCTAGCCGCCGCTATGGCCTATGGCGCGATGCGAGGTAATGCGGCGATTAATCAGCGTTTGGCCCAGCGGGTTGGCGAAATGCTGGCCTCCAACGATCCGAACGTACTCCGACAGGGTTTCCAATTGCTCGGGCGGCAGGGGCAATTCCTCAATGCACTGCGGTCCTTTGATACGGCGTCGCTCACGGCTGGCGGCACACATTTGCTGCCTGCGCCACAAATACCAGGCGCGGCTTACGGGAATACCCAACAGCAACCCGTTCCAGGGCCAGTACAGGCACAAAAAACAGGCGGTCGCATAGACCAACAGCGCGCCACGGGCGGCAAGGTGGGGGGTGAGGAGTCGGGGCATAAAGGACAAGTAGAATCCAAAAAGGCCCCTTTGGCAAGCGGTGGAACGCCAACCGACCCGGATAATTCCATCGCACCCCTGGCAACGGCACTGAACGAGGCAGTCCCAAACTTCGACCCCGACGCATTGGGCTTTCGGCCTTCCACCAATATCGAGGATGTGCGCAACAAGCCGGTATGGCGTAAGGCGATTGAGGTTATTACGCGAAAGCCGCTGCCAGGGGACTTGACGAATTACGCCAAGGGCGGCCAAGTCAAGGCGACCAAGACGCAGGCAAATTATCGGGGAGGGACGGCGAACAAACGCTGTGGCTTGTGTGATATGTTCCGGCCGCCAAGCGGTTGCGTGTCCGTGCGCGGAATTATCAGTCCGCAGGCGCTTTGCGATTATTTTGAGCGCGCAGAGGACGTAAAAACATTGTACGTTATGCGCCCGCTGTTGAATGCTGGGGACGTGATCGCATGGGCAAAGTCGCAGGGCTTCAAAAAAACTGTGGGTGCGGACGATATGCACGTCACCATCGTATTCAGCCGGGAAAAGGTTGACCATAATGCGCTGAAACCCGAAAGAGGGACTTTGCTGGCCACGGTCGGAAAGCGCGCTGTGCGTCCTTTGGGCGAGGAAGGCGCGGTTGTGTTAATGTTTGAGTCAGTGAAACTGTCCGAGCGTTGGAAAGAGTTTCGGGAGATTGGGGCATCGTGGGATCACGACGGCTATCACCCGCATGTAACGATCACTTATGACGGCGAAGGAATGGATTTGAAGGGCGTCAAGCCCTATGCGGGGCCGCTGCGGTTTGGCCAGGAAAAGTTTTCTGAACTTGACGAAGAATGGAAACACAAGATTACGGAGCGTGCGAGCGGTGGGAGGGTGAACAAAGTTAAGATAGACGCCGCCCACGACGGCCCGTGGATGTCCTGCATGTCGATTGACGGCGCGACGATGTACCGGAACAAAAACATTCCGGCCACGGCGAACATCAAAGGCAAAACTGTGGACGTGGACGATATGCTGTTGCACCACGAGGTTCCAGAGCGTGAAGATTTGGAAAAGCTTATTAAGGAATTCAAGGCGCGATTCAAGCGTGAGCCAAACACGAAAGAGCGCAAGGCGATTTATCTGAAAGCACACAATCGGTCTGGAACTCCAAACGAACGCGCTCATGCCAAGAAAATCGGCGTTGACTGGAAGGCTTGGTCGGCTTGGTGTCGAGGTGAGGAAGCGAAGATCGAGAAGATGAAGTTTACGAATCAGCCGAAGGATGCCGATGTGAAACCGATTCCGCATTCGCATGAAGACCTTGAGGCAATGGATCACGCGAGCGCGGCGTAAATTGAAGGACCGGACTCGGTCATCGTTCTACGGAGAGAAAATGAAACAGCAGGTTGAGATTGCTTTAGCCGCTCCGGTGTTCGACCCCGAACGCCAGATTACCACTAAGTTCTTTTGGTATCCCGAACGCTACATCAGCGCGGGACTGACGTGCAACATCGGAATGGAATGAACGCGCTACGCTGGCGGTCGCCCTCTGTGGCAGCTTAGTCTGTGCTATCACGATGAGCGGGGAAGGCCAGTCCCGGTACTCCGTTGGAGTCCGACAAAATGGCGGAAGGCTGAGGCGCTTCGCGATAAGATCATGCGCGGCGTCGGCACTGATGAAGAATGGGTGACCGAGGAAATGTCGGCAGAGTTGGGAATGCTTGCCAGCGCCGTACACTATCGGCGCCCGCTACGCGTTGATGAAATAACGCGGATGGCACCGACCGCAGAAGTCCTAGCGCGGCCGGGTCGCGCATGAGTTTCGCAGGAGACTCGATGACCGAGTCCGGTAGTGCAAACTAACAAACTATCGTGACACAACAAACGGAGTTTCAAATGGCACAAGTCGCAGGCGATCTAACGCGGGTTAAAAGTCACGAGCCTTCGGAAGAATGGCCGACGCTGATCGAGATTGCCTGTTTTTGGGGGCCGAAAGAACAACCCCGGAGAGGACGCCGCCGCTCCATCGAAATCGACGCCGACCAATTCTTCGGTCACGGCCGCTTCGGCGCTCCGATGTCGGGAGAACAATTAATCGGAATGGTGGAAAGACTCCGCAAACAAGGCCCAAAGTCTTGACGCGATAACGCAGCGGAGTCAGGGTCAAGCGGCATAGAATCAAGGTGCCGCAATGGTCCTTTCCGTCGAAGAATTATGGGTTGGTTACATGGAGGGGGTCGAAGGCGTCTGCGTGATCATCAACCAGGGCAAACCGACGCAGCAGATTTTATCGTTGGGCATGTGGACGGCGTTGATGGCGGGGGCCGAACTGACAAAGCGTGCGGGTGTTTTGATTCTGGAAAGTCATTTGGACGTGCCGAAGGCGACGGCTGAGGAAATTCGGAGAATGGATTCGTGAGGAATTTTGGTCACGCGAAGGTAACGCGAACTGAAAGACCGGACTCGGTCACCAATCCGTCCGAGGAAAAGTTGACGCCGTTTCAGCGGTTCATTCTTGGGCTTGGGATTGTCGCGGGGTGCGTGCTTGGGGTGACGACTGCGCACGGCTATTACATATGGTTTCTCAAATGACATTCGATGATCTGAAAGCGGAATACACAGCCGATCTGGCAAACGCCAAGCCGACGCGATCTAGCGAAGCCATAGCGGTTGCAAAAAATCTTCTGGTCAATCGCGAACGCTTCCTCGCGATGCAAACGCTTTGCGGCGTACCGGCGCTGTGGGTGATGCCGGTATTTGAGCGCGAAAACCCCTCGTTCAATTCCTATCTCGGCAACGGCGACCCGTTGAGTCACCCCACGACGCACGTTCCGAAAGGTCGCGGGCCGTTCGACTCATGGGAAAAAGGCGCGGCCGATGCGCTGGCGCTGGATCATATCACTGGCACGCCAGCAGATGCGTGGACGTGGGAATGGGCGTGCTGGCGCTGGGAGGCGTGGAACGGTTTTGGTCCGCGCAATCATGGGCGGCCGTCCGGCTATTTGTGGTCCGGCACGTCAATCTATCAGGGCGGCAAGTACGTTGCCGATGGTGTTTGGTCCCGGGGGACGTGGGATCAGCAACTTGGAACGGTAGAGCTTGCGCGTGCCATTGCGGAATTGGATGCTGAAATTGGGAAAGGATTTGCAGCATGACCATCGACCCTAGATTCAGTTTTTGGCTTAGCATCAGTTTGGCGGTGATGGGGTTTCTGTCTGGCGCGGGCGGCCAGTTTACGGACCTTGGCTTGGAGCCTGTTAAGGTGAAGGCGCTCCTTGCGCTGATCGCGCTGATTATTGGCGTGGGCAACGCAATCAATGCCGTGCTCGCGGCCATTCCTTCGCCTGCCGGACAGACCAAGGGCTTTTATCTTGGCCCGACGCCGCCTCCTGCGCCGCCTCCGAACGCACCCCCAAAGGCCACCTAAAATGGACCTCTCAACCATCTTTCAATTCCTGCCCTACGCCTCGCGGCTTGCAGCGGCAGCGCAAACAATCGAACGCCTGGAAAAAGACCCTGGCGTTCAGGACATTATCAAGCTTGTGGAAGAACTCGGCCCCAAGCTCGCTGCGGCATCAAAACCCTTGCAGACTGGTTGATTAATCTGTGCTGTTGTAATAAAGACACGGAGAATCCTGTTAAGCGTGTGCTTGTAACTTCATTCACGGAGAGACAATCATGCGCAAGATTCTTGGAATTCTGGGGGCATTGCTCCTAGGTTCGACGGCGGCAATGGCGGCCGATATGGCGGTCAAGGCGCCCCCTGCAGTTAGCAATCTCTATCCGACCACGGCCTGCGGCCTCTACTATGGCGTCGTAGCCCAGGGCAGTTCTGGCGTCGTCAACGGCGCGCCGGCTGGAACGGTACAGATTGGCGGCGACATTGGCGGGCTGATCGGCTACGCTTGTCCGACCAGTTCTATTCCGTGGTTCGTCGAATTCGATGCCATGTTCCAGAACCTCAACGCTGGCAACGCTGGTTTCGCGATGACCGGCCCGGCTCATCTTGAGGCCGAAGCCGCAATCGAGACGCCATTATTCGCTCTGTTCGGCCAGTATTTCAACATCGGTCAGAGCAATATCCCGCAGCCGATCACTTGGCTACCAACGGGCTATACTGTGAACGGGACGCCGACCAGCTATGTTGGCGTCGTGACCACGTTCGACGACATATCGGCTTCGAGCGGTCTAGCTTCCGCTCACGAGTGGATGTGGACGCCAATCGGTCTGCGTACCGGCCTCTTGTTCAATCTGTCCAATCCGGCCGGGATCAAGCTGGTGGGCGATGCCTTCGCGGGCATCAACTTCCAAAGCAA